TATCATATACTTAAGTTATATCAACAGCATAGCTCACCTAACAAGCACAACGTATTCAAACATTTAACATATATAATTTTTCAAATTTATCGCATACTTAAAGTATATCAACCTTATTCAATCCACATAAAGCCAAGGGCACAACGCAAGTACAATTAGCCAAGGAACCCACGCAAGTAAAGCAAGCCACAGCCCATCAGACGGCAACAGAACCACCACGACCTTTAGCTCCACCATGTCGACGCTTCTTCTTCTTCCTATTGGCTCGTTCATCTGCTCTTATAGTTTCGCCAACACCACCATTATAACCCATAATCATATATCGGAAAGCATCGGCAGGGTTAGACCACTCATCGTGTAGTGGTCTGTCCTTCCAGCATCCACCCTTGGAGTCCCATTCCTTACTATAGTTGTACATCATATCAACCACTAACCCGGCTTCAACAGGGTCAATCCATACCATAGGAAGGTTGGCTCTACACACAGAGATGTCGTTGTTAACGCTGCTGGTAACCTTTAGGACCTTGACCTTACATCCTAGGGAGCGGAAGATATCAGCCCTGGACTTATCTGCACTAAGGTCCTCAACGTTGGCATCGTGAGGGAGGAACCATCGCTGTACCTTCCAGGGTCGTGCTTTGGCTTCATCAACATAGTGTTGTATGCCAAGACCATAGGACTGTTCTTTCCCATAGGCGGCGATGACTCTCCACTCTCGTCTGCCAGATAGGTCGGCGTGCACCTGGAAGTATAGGGTGACCCACATGTCGTTCTTTCCAAGGTCGCAGGCTGCGTAGACAGGGAGGCGGTCGTCATATAGGTTCTCTCGTTCTTGTTTGTCCTTTATGTGGGTGGCGTATAGTACAGCGTAGTAAGCACCATCACGTACGGCGGCGAAGGCCTCGTCGGGAGTGGCAGGGTACTCCTGGTAAATCATCTCAGGAAGTTCGCGCTTCTTGGCGACCCACCACCACTTCTGTGTTTCTGATAGGGTGAAGTCAGTAGTTCCACGCATCGCGTTGACGTTGTGCTCACACTTCACGAAGTATTCTACTGCCTCAGCATCGGCGAACTGTGGTATGTCAAGGTTACAGTCTGGGTCATCCACCCAAGATAGGAAGCAGGGATAGAAGTCCATAGGTGTTCTATTGCCTACGAAGTCAGCAGCCTCGTGCCACATCTTATAGAACTCGTTCTTACGTCCCTCAGCTGTGGACTCAACGACCACGGTGTTGCCAGGTGCGATGGCTTGTAGTGAGCCGGCCTTGGTTTCCTTTGCCTTCTCAGGGTACTTGGCTGAGATCTTACCCATCTCTGAGATGTGAAGGCGCTGTAGTGTACCCGAGCGGAATGAGGTTTGGATGTACATCTTTGAACTATTAGAGAACTCTATAAGCTCCGAGTTGTCTTTGACGACTGATACGCCAAGCATCTGCACCACGGCACTAGGTAGTCCTTCAAGTGCAACGCGTGTTCTACCCAATAGGGTCTGCGACTCTTTCTTACCCTGTGACATAAGGCCTATCGCGAAGGAGTCTTGCGTAATGGCATCGTCAATAAATGATAGGAGCCATAGAGTGGAGATGCCCTGCTGTCGTGACTTAAGAACAATGATACGAGGGTGCCGTAGTGAGTCAGCGTAAACGAAGTGCTGAGCATAGTTCATTTCAAACGGTATCTTACGGCCCCTCTTATCCTCAATCATATAGAGACCAGAGTTCAGTCTAAAGAGCTTGGATGGGAAGTAGTTTGTGAAGTAGTCTGCGTCTGACTTGGGAGGGTCCCTGAATAGGTGTATAATAGAGATAGCTTCTGTTCCAGCATAGATGCGTCGGAACTTTGCCTCTGAGATATTAGACAACCACCAGTTAGGTGAGGGTTGGTAATCGGCTTCAGGTATATACATTACTTACCTCTATACATAAATTCTTGTCTTAGGTGTAGCTTACGTGCATAGTCATCTAAGCCCTTATAGAATTCACCGTTATCAGCATTGTTATCCTTTGGAGCGTTCCAGGTGCCAAGATGCTTACCAGTCTTATAGTAGTTGTCTATTGCATCGTCCTCGCTCCATCGCTTGCCTTCTATGATGGTAGGTATTAATACTTCTTTACCTCTCTCATCTTGGAAGCCGAATGAGGACTCGGTACTTATAGAGCCGTCATCATTACGTAGGAAGGGTCTAGCGTTCAAGTCTATATTGCCCTTGTACTCTTTATCAAAGTCTATGACTTGGTTTATGTTCTCAAATAGGACTTCATTTTTATCTTGTGCCATCTTATACGCCTTGTTTGTTTTTAAATATGGTTAGGTTCTGACTTGAGTGACTGTTGTTATCACCGATGTGTATGTTAGTACCAGAGCTGAATATCTTTTCGTAGGCACTGGCTGCAGTGTCTGATATCAGCTTGATGTCCTTAAGAGGTAGTTCATTGTCAAGTAACATAAGGTCAAAGCGCTTAAGGACGTTAGTCATAGTAGTCTGGAAGGACATATCAAGCTTCTTTAAACCATCCGCGCCTGTCACAACTGCATCGAACGCCTCTATCATAGGAGAGGGTTGTCCTGGCGTGGGCATAGGTAACTTCTCTTTAGCTTCTTCAACAACGTGCGCGATAACTTCTGTGGGTAGTTCGTGTAGGCCGTGGACTATGTCTTCCTCGGCCTCCAGTTTAAGTTTCTGGTTTATGCCGTACACTGTCTGCACACCTACATCAAATTGATCTGCTACTTCCTTAGGGGTAGACCCTAATCTTAGCTTTGCCTGTATAGCTAGCTTTGTTTCTTTACTCATTGCCATTTGCGACTCCTTATGAGGGCTCTATATAGTATATCTCTATTATACCCTAAGTTTCTTAAGGCAACATTAGTCTTACATTATTAACGCGCGTACACGCGTACGCGTACCATAAAGATTCTTAAAAGAACATTAAGAATACGTTTAATGTTCGTTTAAAGTTATTTGGATATAATAGAGTGTAGTAAATTAAACAAGGAGTCCATTATGGGACAAAAACCAAGCAATGCCTCCAACCACGATACTGATATCGCTGAGTTGGTGAAAACACACGTAAACAACTTAGATGATAGCGGTAAGCTTCAACTCCCTGATGATATGCCAGATTGGCAAAAGCATGTTATCAGAAGTGAGAAGCGCCAGCGAGATGCCCAATCAGAACTAGGCAGAACACAATCTAAGTTACGCGAGAGCGACGCTCGGAATGGTGTTCTTATGAATACAGCAAGCACTATCGTGCCTGAGGATTTCCAACTAAGTTCTGAAGAGTTGACTAAGCTTAATGAGCTGAAGTCCAATGACCCTGATAAGTATAGACTTGAAGTGAATGCCCTTGAAGCGAAAGCTAAAGAAGCACAGAAGGTTAAGCTTAAAGAGTTGACGGATACTGCAGCTAAGCAAGCTAACGATGCTTTCACGAGCAAGAGTCGTGTAGAAGTCTTAGCAGATTTCAGAGGTGCCAACCCTGAACTGCAAATCACTGACGACGCTCTTGTTAATGATGTACCACCTCGTTTTATTAACGGCGTTAACACTGGTGAATATACCTACGGAGAGTATCTTGAGAAAGTCAAGGTCTACTTGAACACAGGTAAGAAAGCACCAGATGGTAAAGATGGTGACGAGCACAACATCCATAAGATGGGTGGCTCAAACACTCCGGGCAAGAAAGCTGCGGAGAAGGCTGGTCAAGATGACTATGCTAAGATGACGTTCTAAGGAGAAAGATTATGGCTGGTAAAGTAGCAAAGAAGTCTCCTGCTAAAAAGGGTGTACGTTCTACCACACCCAAGTCAGTGCACGAAGCTAAGGTGATTAAGAAGATTGACAAGGCTGTTTCGAGAGCTAAGAAACCTTTTGGGTCTACTAAAGTTGGTGCTAAGAACATTGCTAATGCTGTTGCTAAGGGGGCCCCAAAGGCTTCTACTAAAGCAGGCAAGGCAGAGAATAAGGCAGGTAAAAAGTCTTTCAAGAAAGCGGTAACTAAGGACCTAGCGAAGGTTAAGTCTGAAGCATCCGCTGCTCGAAGAAAGAAGTCTAAACAACGACAAGCAATGAAGAAATTCGGTGCTTAGTCGCAAAATTAAGGAGTCTTAAATGGCTGGTAATGCAACAGGCGTTGTACAAGTAAATTCAGAGTTAATCCGTAAGGGTTGGATGGTTGAAGGTCTTGTACAAGGTAAAAGTAAATCTTGGTGGTCTCCACTAATTGGTTCTAGCAAAGAAGCTATCGTTTATCAAGTAAATGATTTTGGTGCTGGTAATGGTCACACTGTAGTTTTCGATTATTCTGGTAACCTATCAGGTGAAGGTTTTGAAGACAAAGAGCAAGCATACGGTAAGGGTGAAGCTAAGAAGAAATTCTCAGACAAACTAATCGTTAAGCGTGTACGTTATGCAGTTGACAATGGTGATGAGTATGATGCAGTAAATATTGGCGATCTCGAATTGAGTATGCACCAAGATTCACGTGTTAAACTTTCTGACCTTTGGAATCGTAATAAAGACCAGTGGTTATTTGATGCAGGTCAAGGTCGCTTGAACTCTATTGATAACACACACGTTATTCGTCCTTCAAATGCAACACATGCAAATGGTGCTCCTACTATTGGTGACCTTGTATCTGCAGACGTTCTTACTTACAATTTCCTATGGGACATGGAAGAGAAGATGCGTATTGGTGAAGGTTTTGCAGTCGGTAGTAAGCGTCGTCCTCTTGACCCATATACTGGTACAGATTCAACTCCGGTTTGGTTGTTTGCGATTGACCCTACGATGAAGCGTCAGCTTATTCAAGATGGTCCTCTACAAACAAATATGGGTGTAGCTGATGTTCGTGGTGAAGATAATATGTTGATTAAAGGTCAGCTCGGTAAGATTGGTACTATGCTAATTACTGAGACTCCTCGCTTCTTCGGTAAGTCTTCTGCTCGTACTCCGGCAAAAACTAATTGTGAGATTTCAGGCCTACGCCTTAAAGATTCAAATGGTTTCTACTACGGTGAAGTTGGTTATGGTGCTTCAGGCGCAGTAATTGCATCACGTGGATTGCTAATGGGTGCAGGTGCACTACAACTTGGTATTGGTAAGATGCCTGAGTATCGCTGGCAGTCAAGTCAAGACTTTGGAATTGATTCTGAGTCTGCGGTTATCTCTTGGGTTGGTATTCAAAAGACTAAGCTTGTAGCTGAAGATGTTGATTACCTTGATGCTAAGGTAGCTGGTGTTGACTATGGTGTTATTGCGGTTGATGTTTATAACTCAGCTGTAGCGTAAGGAGTGTTAGATGCCTCAGATTAATTTTGATTTGACGGCTAACAATGAAGATAAGGTTCTCTCTAAGAGAGTCCCTACTTCAGCCGTCATGAAGTTGCAAATGACACTCCCGGGTGGTAAGACGTTACAAGATGGGGTCCATACAATTGGTTTCCTTGAAGGTAACATTACTATCACTAGAGTCTCAGTAGTTGTTCTTTCTGCGTTTGATGGTGCTGCTCCAACAGTAACTATCACCGAAAACCAGAATGCTGTTACTGAGACATGGTTCACAGACTTGTTAACTGATACAGTAGCTATTACTGAATCAGGTAACACAGAGCCAACCGTTGCTGGTAAACAATCTCCGTACTATCGTGGTACTAAGGGTGAGTGGCTAGCAGAGGTTATTAATGGTGGTTCTACTGTTGGAGAGTTCGCTCTTCTAATTGACTATGTTCAGATGGATGCTGAACCTGGTAAGCATTCTTAAGGAGGACGCTATGGATTATTTAAGACAACTTCGTAATGATGAAAAGCGTTCTAAGTTTGCTACTGTTGCTTCTATCACTAGCGACACACTTAAAGCAACAGGGGCTTTCGATGGCGTAGCCTTCGTCCCTGCTGACTTCATGCGTGTGGCTATGATACCTGGCGAGGCATTCACTGTTCGTTTCTATGCTGTTGTAGCTGAGGCTTTTGCTGCTGGCTCAACACTAGATTGGGGTTTTGAAACTAGTGAGGCTATGGGTACCATCATTCTTGATGACCTTGACCTTGCAGTTGAAGATGAAACCATTGCACTACCTTTGACTGGTGCTGATCGCTATGACGTAAAGACACCACTAGGTATCTCTGCTAATCAAGCGGCAATTGACTCTAACACTGGTAAGGTTTACCTAGTGGTAGAATACCTAGAAGCACCGGTAACAGCCGGATGCTACACAGCTTAAGGAGGCTATAATGGATTACTCAAAACAGTTAGAGAATAACGAACAGAGATGTCGTTATGGCTCTGTTTGTCGTGTTCAAGGCACAATGCCTGGAGGTCAACCTCTAGAGGCTGGCCTACATATCTTCGGAGTAGTTCCTGAAGGCGCAGTAATTGAAAGCTTTAGAGCTATCGCACTAGGTTGGGATGGCGACATCGTAGTTAGTATCGGTACCGTTGATGATTCAACATTGTTTCTTGACAACGTAACACTGGTAGATAACATCTCACAAGGGAATCCACAAGATGCCCCTATCGAGTTGTACACTAACGTCGGTGTAGAACTGGTCATTGAAGTGACTGGTACAGGTGTTGATGGTTTGGTAGAGTTTGTTATAGACTACTCTGAACTTGATACAAACAAAGGCGCTTATACCGCTTAACAGGTGGCTCTTAGGAGCCCCTACTTAAGGAGATATTATGGCAGAACGTGAATTAGGTATTATTCTAAAAGCAAGAACCACATTGAACGATGTTGGGGCTACTCCTAGATGGACTACTCAAAGATTGATGGAACTTCTTAGTGAGGGTCAAGATGCTATGTGTAGAGACATACCCTTGATATCATATAAGGCAATGATCAATACAGTTGGTGGTCAAGAGGAATACAATCTCCCATCTGATGCTGTACGTTTATTGCACGCATCTAATGCTGGTGTCCCTGTTGTCATTCTTTCATATGATGAGATTGAGCACGTGGATGGTGAGTGGGAGACTGCTACTGGGCATGCTGTTACAAACATTATAGTTAATGCTTTATCTCAGCAGGTTATCAGACCTTACCCATTGACAGAAACAACAGAACAAATTAAAGTTCGTTATCACGCACGGCCCATAGAGCTAGGTTGGGACGAGGATAGTGATGACTCAATGGAAGAACTTACTATATCAGATATGTGGGACGAAGGTCTTAAGCAGTATATTATAGGACAAGCGTTCTTAGATTATGGTGATGATGCTTCTACCACAAGAGCGGGTACAGCACTAGCAATGTATCAGAAGGTATACGACAGAGCAATGAAGTTATCAAAGAAGTCTTTTGCTAAGCGTGTTATCACGACTAAGTTTCAAGGCAGAGTAGCAAGCTCAATTAACATAGGAGGAAGATATGGCTACCGCAATTCTAGACATTAACATCAACGAAGGGGATACCTTTGTTATGTCATT